TTACCTATAAATAGAAGAAGGACTAATTTTTTAGTCCTTCTTATTATTTTCAACCCATTTATCTAACAAATATTTTCTCATAAAAACGGGCATTACCATAAAATCTTGATACGTTATTTTCATTAACGTATTTAAGTAATAAAACTCATCAAGTTGTCCTTGTCTATAATCCGAAGAAAGGACGAAAAAAGTCAACCCCAAAACCGACGTTAACTGTCAGTTGTTCTCCTGATGGGGCTATTACTACTCTCGACATATCGAGCTTGGGTTCATTATCATCCATAAACTTACGATAAGTTTTAGAATCAAAAATTGGCATTGATTCAACAAACTTCGCAATTTCGGTTTTATCTGTTGTTCCATTTACCTCAACAATTTCCTTATTCATTCTCCAAGTCACTCTTGGTACAACACGTCCTTGAGGATATGTTTCAGCCATTCTAGATAACTCCGTAATTTCACCATAAGATAATGGTTTAGCTTTGATGGTTGCTTGGGATTTAGGTAAATTAATTGAAAAAGTACCATCTTCTAATGGTTGTTGTCCATTAACAATTGAAAGTTGGTCTAATAAAACATTTGTTTGAAATGGTTTTTTAGTTGCCGGGTCAGTTAGGTTTAATGTCATTTCAGGTCCAAATGCTGTGTTTCTTAAAAAGATAAGAATTGCCTCAACATCACCTTCAATTAATTCTTCTACTCTAATATCGGGTTCGTATATTTTTGACCTTAATAAATTAAGTGTTAAATCTTTTGCACCACCCATTAAAATATTTTCATCGGCAGCGGTAAGATAACCAACCTTAATTGATTTCTTTTTATTTTTATAAAAAATACCTTGTGAAGGTAATGGTACCACATCGTGTGGTAATGTAAAATTTTGTTGACCGTAGTCGTTTGATTGTTGATTGTCCATATAAAAAAATAACCGTAAAGTTTAGCTTTACGGTTAAATATACTTAGTATTGTTTTTTAATAAATAGTAATTAGTAAACTAACACACATCTATCCATTCTTAAAGTTGCAGCAATTGTTGCCAAAGCATCTTGAGAATATGATAATGCGTTAAAGTTAACGTCAGTTAAGAATGTTCCATAAAGAATCCACTTCTCAACAACAACACCCGTTGGGTCTAACATCTCCAAGTCAATATCTTTTTTATAACCCGCAGCATAACCCATACGACCCGTAACTGATTCAGCGTGTAAACGTACCCACTCCATCAATGCTTGTGCCGCTGAAGGACCAATTGGGTCTCTAAACGTAACATTTAATGCTTGCCAATTGAATCTTCCCGCAACATATGTTGATGTATTTAGGAAAGGAATTTCAGTCGCAGCGATTTGAATATGTGGTCTTTGAGCAGTTTCTACGAACCATTCATTTATACCCAAACTTGATGGGAACCTTAAGATGAAACGATTCTGACGTTTTGGCTCATAAGGAACCGGCATTTTCATTAATAAATCAGCCATATTATTTTAATTTTTGTTATTTTATTTATTCTTATAAATATTAGTTAGTTAAAAATATTTCTATTTACTTTTTTTTATATAGAATTATTCATTATATATAATTTCTAGTACTAATATTAATTTTAGTTTATTTATATTCTTTCTTAATTCCTCCTGATGTAGAATAAGTCTTTACTATATTATCTGGTTTTTTATTAAAATGTTTACTCATTAATTCGACATTTCTTAAATCGTCATCTGAAAAACCAATAGATAACTTATTAGGGACAAATTTGTTGGACACATCATTTTTGAGGAAAGCTCTCTTATTTAAGATACCCGCCATCGCTTTAATATAATCAACAAATCCTTCCATCGCTTTGACTTTCGCAACCTCAGGATTGGCAGCACCTTCTTCGTCTCCAAAAGAAACGGGGTGGTATTTGTTAAGTTCCAAATATGATTTAATTAATTCATTATCAGTCATATCCTCCTCATCAGCAAAACTTCTATATTTTTTTAAGTTCTTAATAAGTGATTTTTTATCAATACCATTAAAACCGTTAATAATATAATTATAAATTCCTTCTTTAATTGTATTTGGATTATGACCTCTTGCGGTTATAATCGCAAATATTGAACCATTATTAATTGCTTCTCTAAAATCATTAAATGCCGGTCCTAATTTTGCTCTCATTGCATCAACTAAAAACTCTTTGTCTCCCTCAGTTGTAAAATTACGAAATGGATTTTCAGCAAAATCAACAATTACTTTACCGTGATAAGTGAACGGTTCTTTACCAATTTGACCTCTAAACTCAGCGAAATCGTCTGTACTCATACCAATCTCATCACCGTCTTCCGACTTTAAAATAATCTTTGTTGGCATATGAACAATATTATCGTCCCAATCAAACGCATAATATTTCATATCTGGTGAACCTTCGGGTTTAAATCCTTCTTTAATTGTTTTTTTCATATTTGGCTAAAAAGTGGGGACGAATCCCCACTTATATTTTTTTATTAAATATTCTCAAACGAAGCTCCTGTTGGAGTAATAAAGAACTCAATATCAATGAATTCTAATGCCTTCGTAGGTTTAAGATATATTTTACCTGTTAATGTATTTCTATCTAAATCTTCAGGTGAAGATGAAACTGTTACACGGAAATCGTATAAACCTCTGTCTCTTCTAATTGAATCTAAAATAGGGTTAACACTATCCAAGAATTGTTGTCTAACGATTTGGTCGTTTTGTTCAAACAATAATCTTACCGCTACCGCTGAGATTAACTTACGAGCTTGTAATAACAATCTTCTTACGTTTAATCTGTTTAATGCTGTGTCAGAAACTTGAAGAGTTTTATTACCCCAAATAACTGTTCCAACATCTGCGAAAGTAGCAATTGGATTGATTCTACCTTGATACAAAGTATCTCTATCTTCTTGAGTAAGTTTTTGTCTTGCTTTAATAGAATTTACTAAACCTCTTGTGTAACCCGCAGATGCGAACCAAGGGAAAGCAATGTTGTCAGTCAATGCTAAGTTTCTACAAACTTCACCAGTTGGTGGTAAATAGATTTGAGTATTACTTACAGTATCTCTAACTAAAATCCAAGGATAGTAGGTAGCTGTGTAGTTTGAATCAATTCCTGTATTATCCAAGTTATCAACCGCTTCTTGTGAATAAATAATATCTAAAGAGTTAGTTGAATCCGGAGTATACATATTGTAATCAGGAGTTGTTGCGATGTAAACCGAGTCAGCTCTTGAATATTGAACCATATCGATTGCTTCTTCAACAAGATTAGAGTTGTTAACATAATCAATACCTGTTGTTGCAAAAACGTTAATGTTTGTTGCTTCAGGGTTTGCAAATGTTAATACACCTAATAAGTAAGCATAGTAGTCAGTGTTTGCAAAGTCTTGAGTATTGTTTTGAACAATAATTCTTTTGAATACACCATCACCAGTTGCCGTTGGGTATCTTGAAGATGCCGCAGCACCTGCCAAATATCCTGAATCACCTAATTGGAATCTATCTTGATTTGTTCTAAATTCCCTATAGATATCCCATCCGTCAAATCCACCTGCGAAACATACTGTGTACTTTCTTGAGTAAATGAAGTAATATGGATTTTCTTGAGTTTGTGGGTCTTCTCTAAAATCAGCAACACCACATTCGAATGCAGTAGTTCCACTATCAACTGATACATTACCGATTGTAACAACCGTAGCACCTGAGTCCATATGGAAACCTTTACTTAATACATTCCATTTAATTGAATCAGTAGCTGTAGCCCAAAGACCTGAAGGAGGATTTTGTTTACCTTTATAAGAAAAGAATGATTCGTCAACACCATATTGAGTAGTTGAAAATCCTAAGTAAGTTCTTCTTACAATGTCTCCACCAGATTCAACAGCGTTTGAACCACCAGTAGTTGTACCAAATGGTGGGTTATAAATAACTTCACCAGGGTAATTATATTTCACTTTATATTGAACATAAGGTGATGGGAATGTTGTATAGTCTTCATATTGTCTTTGAGTATAGCCGTAGAATCCACAAGGAATAGCATCTATTGGTGCTTCGTCCGCCATTTCAATCATAATAAATTTTGAAATTAACGCGTATTCACCATTTGATGAACCAATTTTCTTAGCAACAAAGTTGTTAGATGCTGGGTCCAAGTTACAATTTGTAAATTTTTCAATTACAACAGGATTTGCATCCGTATCAAAGAAACTTCTAACCAACACATCAAATGTCATATTGTTAAATGATAAGTTAGCTATAGAAACTTTAACTTCTGTATTTGCGGAATCACCATCTGAAATTGAAATAAACTTAAATAAGTTATAAACTTTATTACCTCTTAGCTCAGATACTAAGAAAGGAGTTTCAGGTGACTGATATTTTTCTAAGTTCCAAGCAATTGATGTAGTCGATGTTGTATCTCTTGCTTCAGGTAAATCAATTAAAGTACAATTTAATCCACGAACATAACCTTGGTTATAACCATAAGCTAATGATGCCGGATAAACTTCTTCAACAAATAATGGAACTTCAAATCTTGATTTACCAAAATTATCAACACCAAGAACTTTTGTAATATATTTCGAAGATGCCGCCAATAATGAAGTTTCAAATGTGAATGTTTCATTTTCTTTAGTAACACCCGAAATTGCAAATGTTGCGTATGGTGAAGATGTTATACCTGAATATTGTCCACTACAAAGTAATGACACGTCTGTTAAACCAGTAACTTGGTAAACAGGTCCGTGATTTTCACTTGTTGAACTATTTGTGTATAATGAAATACCTCTTGAACGTAAAGTAGCAACAACCATATTGTTGTATTCAGGATAAGCAGTACCTGAGAAGTTATAAACATTACCCGATACAGTTCCTGTGAAACTTTCCGCAGAACCTGAAGTTAATGAACTTACAACGTAATCAAATGAATAACCTGAATAACTATTAGCACTATAGTTTTGGAAGTTAGCATAATACCAAGAATCATTAGAACCAGCACTTAAGTCATTTTGTGATAAATCAACAGAATAACAATCGTAAGCGTTTGTTACTGCACTATAAGTTGAAACTAAACTATTGTAGTCTGTTTCAGGAATTGCACCATATACTATAGCAGTTGTTGCCGATAATGATGGTGTATCCATAATAGTATCCAAGTAACTATTAAAGTCATTTGAATATGTTGAAACTGAACCATCAGCCAATCTATATTGTGTGTTGTAATTTGCTAACACTTGTGTTGGTAATGCACTTGTAAATGTTACCGTTCCACCTGAAGATGTTCCTGTAAACGTTGCAGTCCAAGGAGTACCTGTCGATGGATTTAATCCAATTGTTAATGGGTCAACATTCGCAGTTACAGTTAAAGACCAAGAAGGTCCCGCATCATAACCCGACAAACCTAATACTCTCGTTACGAATAACTGATTAGATTGTTGAAGATATGATTTAGCAATGTATGCCGCTTCATATTTAGGGATTTGAGTATTAACAAACTTAACTGGTTCTGTTCCACCAAAATAAGCTTGAAACTCGTCAT